ATGACATTCGAAGACAGCGGCCTCCGCAGCTTGAGGGAGCGTCGAATCATGCCCGAGTTGGCGGGTTGCTCGCCGAGGCAAGCAACCAGTCGATCAGTAAAAAAGCATTGCGCCTGCCAGAAAAGCGGGGCGGCAGGAGAGCGCAGACCGAAAGGGCGCCGACAGGGCGGTGCCCGGTTCTACGCCGCCCTGACGGAGGATCAGATCCGCACGGCCGAGATGATTGCCCGCGGATTTCAGTTTCGCACCTCCGGCATTGGAATGCGGACGCAATCTTTCTCCACCCTTCCGCCCTCTACGGGAAATATCGAGGAGCGGCAATCCGAACTGGTGCGGCGATTCATGCGCTGGGCGGTGACGGCGCAGCAGAACGGTATTTCCGTCGCCACTGTTCTGGATATAATTGTGTTCGGAAAAAGTTTTCGTACCGTCGATCGGGAGCGGCGCAAACGCAACGGTTTTGCCCGCGTGCAACTGCTAGACAGTCTGGAATTCTACGACAGGCGGAGACAAAAAACACCCATGAATAGAAAATATATTGACATATGGGGAACATTAGCGTAGACTGTTTCTCACAGTCGGAAATTGGGCCTGTAGGAATTGAAATGTTCCTGCGGGCCCTTTTATTTTTTGTATCATACTGTGATACATATATAAATTTCATAGTAACTTGATAAAGTATGGCGATAGATTAGACCCTAAAGTCTGTTCATATTCATACGCCTGCCCAATAAATTACACCTATTAAGTGTATTTAAAGTATTCCTCATTTTAAGGCGCGATGCATGAAAACGATTGACCTGATGAAGGCTGCCCTGAACAATAAACTATGGCGGCGGAGCACGGCGCTTCCATTACTGGAAGAGATCAAGAAGGCGGGGCGTATCAATGATATCGTCGCGCTTCTGGGATCCGTCTTTCAACGTAAGGAGGAGGAGACCATCCGCCGTTTCGTCGCCGATGTCTTTGCCGGGGAAATTCTGGAAATCGCCGATGGCGCCAATGACAACGCCGAAGCACCGGGCGCGATGAAAGAGGATGTCTCGCGCTCCAAACTGCGGATCGATACGCGTAAATGGCTGATGGCGCATCTGGCGCCCGCGCAATATGGCGACGGCGCGGCGGCGAATGACAAGGGCAAGGGCGGCTTCTTTACGCCGCGCCTGTATATACCGGAAAATGGACGTGATTAGGCCGCAGCCGGGCCCGCAGGAGATGTTCCTCTCCAGCCCGGCGGACATCGCCATCTATGGCGGCGCGGCGGGCGGCGGCAAGAGCTTTGCCCTGCTGATGGAGCCGCTCCGTCATGTGGCGTCGGCCGGGTTCAGCGCCGTGATCTTCCGCCGCACCTCGAAACAGGTGCGCAACGAGGGCGGGCTGTGGGATGCGTCCTGCGGGCTCTATGGTCTGCTCGGCGCCAAGGGGCGGGAGAGCGAGCTTAGCTGGAAATTCCCGAGCGGCGCCTCCATCAGCTTCGGCCATCTGGAGCATGAAAAGAACAAATATGACTGGCAGGGATCGGAGCTGGCCTATCTCGGCTTTGACGAACTGACCCATTTCACCGAGAGCCAGTTCTTCTATCTCCTGAGCCGCAACCGCTCGGTTAGCGGGGCGGCGCCCTATGTGCGGGCAACCTGCAATCCGGATGCGGACAGCTGGGTCGCGGATTTTATCCGCTGGTGGATCGATCCGGAGACGGGCTATCCGGTCCCGGCGCGCTCGGGCAAGCTGCGCTGGTTCGTGCGCGAGGAGGACAGCCTCGTCTGGGGCGATGACAAGGCGGCGCTGGAGGCGGCGCATAAGGGCAAGATCGCCAAGTCGGCCACCTTCATCGCGGCGCGGATCGAGGATAATAAAATCCTGATGGAGCGGGACCCGGGCTATCGCGCCAATCTCGCCGCGCTCTCGACCGTGGATCGCGAACGGCTGCTCTCGGGCAACTGGAAAATCCGCCCGGCGGCGGGCGCCTATTTCCGCCGGAGCTGGTTTCCGGTGGTAACCACCGCCCCGGCGGAGGCGCGGCGTGTGCGCGGCTGGGACCTTGCGGGCAGCCATGCCGAGGCGGGCGCACAGCCCGACTGGACCGCAGGCGTCCGTCTCGCGCGGGACAAGGACGGTATTTTCTATATCGAGCATGTAGAGCGGTTGCAGGGCACCCCGAACGAGGTTGACCGCACCATCTATAGTCTCGCGGGCAGCGACGGGCGGGAGACGACCATCGCCCTGCCGCAGGACCCGGGGCAGGCGGGCAAGTCGCAGGCGCTGGCGCTGGTCCGCCTGCTCGCCGGGTTCCGGGTGAAGAGTCAGCCGGTGACCGGCAGCAAGATCGTCCGGGCCATGCCCTTTTCCTCGCAATGCGAGGCGGGGAACGTGAAGCTGGTGGCGGGGCCGTGGAACGCGGATTTCCTCACTGAGCTCGAAAATTTCCCGGCGGGCCGCCATGACGACCAGGTGGATGCGGTCTGCGAGGCGTTTAACCTGCTCACCCAACATAGTCAGAAATCACAACAGGATATGTACTCATGAACGATCCGTCCAAAACTTCCCCGCTCTACGACGGCATGGCGGCGAAATGGTCGCTGCCGCAGACGCTGATGGGCGGCACCCTCGCCATGCAGGCGGCGGGCACGCGGTTCCTGCCGCGCCATCCGGCGGAAAACAGCGCGATCTATGCGGAACGGGCGAGCCGCTCCGTCTTGCGCAACTATTTCCGCCGCACGGTGCAGAAGCTGGTCGGGCGGGTCTTTGCCGAACCGCTCATCATTTCGGACGATATGCCGGACGAGATTGTCTCCATCCTGCGGAATATCGATCTGGTCGGGCGCGGCCTCAATGTCTTCGCCCGCGACTGGTTCGAGGATGCGATGGTCAGCGGCCTGTCCCATGTACTGGTCGATTTTCCGAGCGCGGCGGGCGGCGCGTCGCTGGCCGAGGAACGCGAGAACGGCGCCCGGCCCTATGCGGTGCATGTCCGCGCCGATCAGCTGATTGCGGCGCAATGGGACAGCCGGGGCGGCGACAGGATACTGACGCAGATCCGCATCCGCGAGAAGGCGGTGCGCTATCACGGGTTCGAGGAAGTGGAGCAGGAGCAGATCCGCGTGATCGAGCCCGACCGCTGGCGGCTTTACCGGCAGGACAAGGCCGGTAAATGGATCGAGGCCGAGGCTGGTGACAACAGTCTTGGCCGCATCCCGCTGGTGACGCTCTATACGGCACGAAAAGGATTTCTGCTCGCCGATCCGCCGCTTGAGGATCTGGCGTTTCTTAATCTCGAACATTACCAGATTCGCTCCGACCAGCGGAACGCGCTCAATGTCGCGTCCTTCCCAATCCTGGCGGCGAGTGGCTACAACCCGGAAATTGACGGCCCCATCGAGGTTGGCCCCAACAAGGTGCTGACCACCAGCGAGAGCGAGGGCAAATATTACTATGTCGAAAGCTCTGGCGCGGCGCTGGAGGCCGGGGCGCGGGAACTGGAAGCGCTGGAGCAGGCGATGAACCTGTTCGGCCTGCAGTTCGAGACGGCGAAGCAGGCGGAAACAGCGACCGGCCGGGCGCTGGACGCCGCCGATGCGCTCTCGCCGCTGGGCGCGATGGCGATGAACCTGGAGGACAGCCTGAACGCCATGCTGGCCCTGATCGCCGACTGGATGAACCAGCCGGTAACCGGCACCATTGGGATCAGCGCCGGGTTCGATGCGCAAAAACCGGGCGCCGCTGATCTCGACTTCCTGATGGAGGCGCGGCGGCTTGGCGATGTCAGCAAGGAGGAGTTCCTGCGCGAAGCGAAGGCGCGCGGGCTGCTGACCGACAGCCTGAAGGTGAATGCCGCGCCTGTCTGAGCCGATCCCGGACCCGGTTCCAATTGTCGAAACACAGCCCCGTTTTCCGGGGCTTTTTTATTGAGGTTGCCATGTTTGATTTTCCTGAAAATGTCACTGACCTTGCCGATGTCCCCGAGAGCTATCGGAGCCTCTACCAGCCGGGGGAGGAGGGCTTCACCCTCGATCCCGTGCTGGCAGAGAAGCTCGATGTTTCCGGCCTTCTCTCGGCGCTGGAGAAGGAGCGGGGCTCGGGTCAGTCGCTGGAGAAGGAGCTGAAAGCCTGGCGCCAGCTCGGTTCCGATCCGGAAACCGCCTGGGCCGAGAAGGCAAAGGCGCTCACGGCAGAATTCACGGAACAGTTCGATGCGGTGCTGGCCGCAAAAGACGCGGAGATCGCGCGGCTGAAGGAAAGCAACGCGGAATTTCTGATCACCACGCGGGCGCATGATGCCCTCCTGAAGGCAGGGGGGAGCGTTGATCTCCTGATGCCACATATCCGGAGTGCCGTTGCGCTGGTTGAAGACGGGGGAGCGGCCCATATCCGCATCCTCGGCACTGACGGGAGCATTCGCGAAACATCGGAAGGGACGCCGATGACGCTCCCCGAGCTTGTCGCCGAGATGCGAAACTCCCCCGTCTTCGCCAGGGCGTTCGACCCCACGGGCAACCGCGGCTCCGGCATGGACCCGGCCGCGACGCCGGTCCGCCGCTCCACCATCAACGGCCATAACCAATGGGCCCTGAATACGCGCATCGAGGATATCGCCACCGGGAAGGTGTCGGTCTCTCTCTAGCGCATAAGTCCGCGGGACGCGGCATCCGCCCGGGACGGGCAGCGACAGTCTTTCCTCAATTCCAGAATAACGGAGATAAAAATGGCAAATGATATCTCGGCCGCCATGCCGAAAATCCTGGCGCGCGGCCTGATGGCCCTGCGCGAGCAAACCGTGATGCCGCGCCTCGTCAATGGCGACTTCAGTGCCGATGCGGCAAGCAAGGGCGACACCATCGATGTGATCCTCCCCTCTGACCTGACGGCGGAGGATGTAACGCCGGGCACCACCCCGCCGACGCCGACCAGCTCGACCCTTGAGAAAGTGCAGATCGAGCTGAACAACTGGAAGAAGGCGGACTTCTATCTCACCGACAAGGAGATGATGGAGGTCGATGCGCGCGAAAGCTTCATGCCCGTGCAGGCGAGTGCCGCGATCCGGGCGCTGGCCAATGCGGTCAACCAGTCGATCCATGCGCAATATACCGGCATCTACGGTCTTGTCGGCGCGGCGGGCACAACGCCTTTCGCGACGGACGCGAGCGATGCCACGGCGGCGCGCAAGCTGCTGATGGAGCAGAAGGCCCCGAAGGAGTTCCGCTATGGCGTGCTCGATTTCGATGCGGAATCCAACGCGCTCGATCTCGCGGCCTTTGCCGATGCCGACCGGACGGGCAGCAATTCCGTCAAGATCGAGGGCGAGATCGGCCGCAAATACGGGATCGACTGGTATAGCGACGATCATGTCGCCACCCATGTCACCGGGGCGGAAGGCACGACGCTGGTCAAGGGCGGATCGCAGACCGGCACCACGCTGATTGCCGATGGTTTCACGACCAAGGCGTCCGTTGGCGACGTCTTCACCATCGATGGCGATCCGCAGCAATATGTCGTGCTCGCCGCGACGGATTTGTCGGGCACGGAATCGACCCTGACCATCTCCCCCGCGATCATTTCGGCCCCGGCCAATGACGCGGCGATGACCTTCGTCGATGACCATGTGGTCAATCTGGTGTTCAACCGCGACGCCTTCGCCTTCGCCAACCGGCCGTTGGCCTACAGCACGCAGGATATGGGGCTTGGCAGTCAGATCATGTCGATGACCGACCCGGAGACGGGCATCTCGCTGCGCCTGGAGGTTTCGCGCCAGTACAAGCAGGTGGTCTGGGAGTTCGACATCCTCTGGGGTGTCGCGCTGGTCCGGCCGGAACTGGCCGTCCGCCTCGCGGGCTGACCGACCGGGGGAGCGGTGCGAAACATCGCCGCTCCCTTTTTCTTGACAGATCTAGCAGGAAGACATCCATGACCTTGATAACCGAAACCGGCAGCGGCGTGACCGGGGCGACGAGTTATGTCTCGCTTGCCGAGGCCGACAGCCACTTCACGGCGCTCGCCCATGACGACTGGACCGTCGCCGCCGACGGGGCGCGGGAACAGGCGCTCATCCGGGCGGCCCTGCATATCGACAGCTATCTCTATCCCGGCGTCGTCCTGGAGACCGATCAGGGGCTTAAATGGCCAAGGAGCGGCGCCTATGACAATGATGGCCGCGCCATCACCGGCATTCCCCATGCGCTGCGCACCGCGGCGCTGGAGCTGGCGGCCATCTTCCTTGCCGATGGCGACGGCCTCGATACGCGCCAGCCGGTGCGGCAGAAAATCGGCCCCATCGAGGTGTCCTATGAGGAAGGCAGAAAGCGCATGAGCTTTATCTTCCGCCTGTTGCAGCAGATCGGCGCGCGGGTGTCCACGAACAACCTGGTAAGGGGGTAGGCTCATGCAAAATGACTCCATCCGGCGCATGGTACGCGACCTCTTCGATCTCGCAGGCGAGGTGGCGGTAAGCGCAACCCTCCGCCAGAAAACGCAAGACGACTATGACCCCGGCAGCAGCCCCGAGGAGACAACCGGCGATATCGCCATCCGCCTTGTCCGCACGGAGAAAACCCTTGCCGATGCCGCCAATGCCGACGGCGCGATCATCAACCCGGCGCTGCATCACGCCCTGATCGAATGCGAGGCGGTGACGCCGAAGGTCGATGATGATCTCGTTATCGGGACCGAAACTTTCACATTGCTGCAGGTGGTTGCCGCCGATACCGGCGCGGGCATCCTTTATGAGGTGAGCTACCAATGAGCTATCGCAAAATTCAGGCGGCGCTGGATGCGCGTCTTCAGGCGTATCAGAGCGAGGATGTGGCCTTTCCCGCGCGGCCCTATTACCCGGCCCATGGCAAGGCCTATCTTCAGGCAAGTTTCCTGCCCGCCCCGGCGGAGGGGATATTCCTAGGGTCCGGCGCGGTGGAACTGCATACGGGCGAGTACCGCATCACCGTGCATGACGCAGACATGATCGCCGCCCAGAGCCGGATCGATGCGCTGCGGGCGCATTTCAACAAGGGGCGCGTTCTCAGCTTCGATGGCCTCGACGTTCATCTCGACGGCGCGGCGGTCGGCGCCAATGAGGGCGACCTCAAGAAAGTCGTTCTCCCGCTTCTCATTTCCTGGCGCAGCTATTTTTAAGGAGCCAACATAATGACCTTTGCCACCGGAGCCCAGCACGGGCTGAGCTATATCGTGGAGGAGACGTTCGGCACGACGCCGGCCTCCCCGGACATGACCCGATTTCGCCATACGGCCTGCAGTCTCGGCCTCAGGAAGACGACGCTGGAAACGGCGGAAATCCGGAGTGACCGGCAGATTTCCCATTTGCTGCATGGCCAGAAGACTGTCGCGGGTGATATCGATTTCGAGCTGTCCTACGGCGCCTTCGATGACATGCTCGCCGGGCTGATGCAGTCGGACTGGTCCTCGGATGTGCTGAAAGCGGGGGCGAGCCAGCCGAGCTTCACTTTCGAGCGCGGCTTTGCGGACATCGGGCAGTATCAGGTCCTGACCGGCTGTGTGATGGATAGCTTGCGCCTATCGGTGCGGCCGGACCGGCTGGTGAGCGGGAAACTCTCGATCATCGGGAAATCCTCGACGCTCTCAGAAGCCTCCCTCGATAGCGCGCCGACCGCCGCCGTGGCCAATGATCCGATGGACAGTTTTTCAGGATCGCTTACCGAGGGCGGCGCGGCCATCGGCATTGTCGCCGGTCTCGACCTTGTTATCGACAACGGGCTGGAGCAGGCCTTCGTTATCGGCGATGCGGAGGCCGAGGCCCTGCTGGCGGGGCAGTCCCGGATTAGTGGTGAGATCGTCACCTATTTCGAGGATGCGGGCCTGCTCGAAAAATTTGTCGACCGCACCGAAAGCAGTCTCACGCTCATCCTCAGCGGCGCGGGCGGCAGCCTGACGTTCGAACTGCCGCGCATTGTCTATACCGGGGCCGAGAATCCGGCGTTGGGCGCAGGCCCGATCACGTTGTCGTTGCCCTTCACCGCGCTCTATGACGCAGGCGAGGCAACCAATCTCAAACTCACCCGGACAGCCGCCTAAGGAGATAATATGCCAAAGAATGTATTTGATGTCGCGGCCTTCGATCTTCAGGCCCGCAGCGAGGCGGGTGCGCCGCTGACTCTGCGCCATCCGAAGACAGGCGAGAAACTCCCCGCCGTGATCTGGTTGCAGGGGGAGGATGCGGAGAATTACCGCAGGACCCTCCGGGCGCAGATCGACCGGCAGATCAGTGAGCGCAAGCTGGAACTGACCGCGGCGGAGCTGGAGGAGCGGCTGATCGAGCGGCTGGTCGCCATCACGCAGCGCTTCGAGAATATCGAGCTGAACGGTGTGCAGTGTGACGGCACGCCGGAGAATGCGAAAAAACTCTATCGCGAACAGCTCTGGATTCGCGATCAGGTGGTCGCCTTCGTGGAGGATCGGGCAAATTTTTTGCCCTAGCCGCCGCCGATCTCAAGGCCTGGGTGCGGCATCAGCTCTGGCTGGCGGCGGATATCGGCGGCGGGATGAGCCGCCGCGCGGCCTTTGTTCAGGTGGCGAAAGCGACCGGAAAGGCTCCGGCGGCGGCGGAAACCTCCGCCCGTCTACCCGAGTGTTTGAGGCATCTATGGGACTGGTTCATCACCCTGCTGCCGGTCTATGCGGCAGAAGAGGGGGCGGTGCGCCCATCGCAGCTTGCCGACGATATTACGGCCTGCTTCGGACTGCGGGCAACCGGGTTCGAGATCGGCCTCTTTCTCGACCTGCTGGAACTCTGGCGGGCGCAATCGCGCCCTGAATAAAGAAAAGGACTGGATGAATGGTGCAAAGAACGACCCTGTCGCGGCTCGGCCTTGAGGTGGATACCGATGGACTGGCGGCGGCGCTCAAAAGCCTCGATCAGTTGAGCGAGAAATCACGCAAAGCCGAGCAGGAGGTAAAATCGCTGACCCGGCAGTTTGGCGGCCTCAAGACTGATCTTGCGGCCCCCGGAAAGGGCGGCTTTGTCGATGAGCTTGCCCGCGGGCTTGCCTCCGCAAAGACGGAGCTTGGCAGTCTCGGCGATCTCGGCGGCAGGATTGCTGGGAAACTCGGCGATGCGTTCAGCTCGGCCTTCGAGAAACTGCTGGTCTCGGGCAAGGATTTTAAATCGGTCCTGAAAGGGCTGGAAAACGACCTCATCCGCCTTGGCACCCGCACGCTGACCTCGGCGGCGGGGCAGAGCCTTGGCGGCTCCGGCGGGTTTCTCACCGATCTTGCGGGGATGTTTTTGGGTGGTGGTTCGCTCAAAAGCCTCATCCCCGGCTTTGCGAGCGGCGGGCAGTTCACCGTCGGCGGTGCCGCGGGCGTGGACCGGAACCTCGTACCGCTCCGGCTGACGCGGGGGGAGCGGGTCACCATCGAAACCCCGGCGCAGCAGCGCAGCAATAGTGGCGCGCCTTCGCCGGTCATTCATATGGCCTTCAATATCTCGACCCCCGATGCCGCCAGCTTCCGCCTCAGCCAGTCGCAAATCCAGGGCGAGGCGCTCAGGCAGGCGCAGCGGGCCCTGAACAGAAACGGATAACATCATGAGCTTTCACGAAGTGCGATTCCCGACCCGTGTGTCCTACGGGGCGATCGGGGGGCCTCGATTCTCGACGACCGTGCAGATCCTGAATTCCGGGTTCGAGCAGCGCAATATCAACTGGGCGCAGGCCCGGCGCGAATATACCGTCGATATCAGCCCGAGCCGCGGCGCGGAATGGACGGCGGTGCTGGATTTCTTCCATGCCCGGCGCGGGCGCGCCTATGGCTTCCGCCTGAAGGATTTCTCCGATTTTGTGATGCCGGCGCAATCTATTGCCACCGGCGATGGCAGCAGCACGGCGTTTCAGATTTTCAAGCGCTACATCGATGACGACGCGCTGGCCCCGCCTTATGACCGGGACCTCAAGAAGATCGTCGCGGACAGCGTCAGTGTGACCGTGAACGCGAGCCCGATGGCGAGCGGCTGGTCCGTCAATGAGACGAGCGGCATCCTCACCTTCGAGAGCGCCCCCGCCGCGGATGCGGATATCACCGTCGCCTGCGAGTTCGATGTGCCGGTCCGCTTCGATACCGACCTGATGCAGGCGGCCATTCCCGGGCCCGACGTGCATCACTGGCAAAGCGTCAAGCTGGTGGAGATACGCGTATGAAAAGCCTGAGCACAGCCATGAACAGCCATTTGCAGGGCGAAGTGCTGACCCTGGCGACCTGCTGGGCGCTGACCCGGCAGGACGGTGTGGAGCTCTTCTTCACCGATTTCGATGAGGATCTGGTGGTGGACGGCGACAGCTATCTCGCGGCCAGCGGCTATTCGCGGAGCGCCATTGCGAATTCCAGCAGCTTCACCGTCGATAACCTTGATATCATTGGCAATTTGCAAAGCGAGGTTATCAGCGAGGCGGATTTGTTCTCGGGCCTTTATGACTATGCGGAAGTGCGGATTTTCATGGTCAACTGGCAGGACCTTTCCATGGGGACGATCCCGCTTCGCAAGGGATGGCTCGGTGAAATCTCGGCCCGCGACGGTGCCTTCACGGCGGAGCTGCGCGGCCTGTCGCAGGCCCTGCTTCACGAGATCGGCGGCGTCTATGCGCCGCTTTGCAGCGCCGATCTTGGGGACTCGAAATGCGGCGTCGATGTCGAGGCGCTGACGGAAACCGACAGCGTCGCCAGCGTTACCTCACGCGGCGTTTTTACCCTCACAAGCTACAGCGGCGCAGACGATGTGCTGACCGGCGGGGTGCTGACCTTTACGAGCGGCGAGAATGCGGGCCGATCCGCGGAAATTCGGGGCTGGGTGTAGGCGGAGAAGACGGTGACCCTCTATCTGGAGATGCCGTTTCCGGTTGCCGAGGGCGATGCGGTCAGCTTCTTTCCCGGCTGCGACAAGCGCTATGCGACCTGCCGCGATGTCTACAGCAACTATCTGAATTTCCGGGGATTCCCGCATATTCCGGGCACCGACGCCCTGCTGGAGAGCGGCAATGATTGAGCGCGGGCAGATTATCGAGAGCGCCCGCGGCTGGATCGGCACGCGCTGGCAGCATCAGGGGCGGAGCCGGGCAGGGGGGGTCGATTGCCTCGGCCTCATCGTCATGGTAGCGCGCGAGGCGGGACTGCCGATGCGGGATGTCACCACCTACCGGCGGCGGCAGGATGGCCGCCAGCTTCTGTCTGGAATTCACAGACAGCTTGAAAATATTCCTACAACCAACTGGAAAGAAGGGGATATCGGCGTGTTTAAGGAAAGCAGTTTTCCGATCCATGTCGGCTTTCTTGGTCTTCAGGATGGCGTGCCGACCGTGATCCATGCCCATGCCCGGCGGCGCCAGGTGATCGAGGAACCGCTGGCCGTCTATGGCGCGCCCTTTCTTGTGTTTTCCCTGCCGGAGGTAAAATAATGGCGACATTGGCCTTGGGAGTTGCTGGTGCCGGTATCGGCGCAATAACCGGTGTGGGAGTCGGATCCGGTTGGATGGTCGGCACGACGCTCGGCCGTGTTCTCTTCCCCGAGGACGGTTCCGCTGCGTCCGGACCACGCCTCAGCGACCTTAAAATCACCGGCGCAAGCTATGGCGCATCG